CCCTTATTGTAGAATTTGTAGGTATCTACACTTGGTATGTTACACAAGTGCATATACTTACCCTCCATTCATCGGTCGTAGATCCAATATTCATCCTCTTCCCACGTGTCGTCGCAAAAAGCTTCGGCAGGTAGGTAGGAGTCGACTCTCTCATTGAGAGCGAAGACTAAAGGATGGTTATTATGGATTTCCACCGCCCTGATATTCTTTGGATGCCCAGAAATTGATAACTTCTGGGTGAGTTTCCAGAACAGGTGGTTCCTCGCAATTGTGAGGATACTTGTTAGGTATGATTCGTCATACTCCTTCAAGTCACCTGCTCCTGTACAAACGTTACCCTCCAGCAATGGAGGCGCGCCCGACAGGATTTCCGGTAAACTCAGTATATCAGCTACCATCTTAGGGTCAGAAATGTAACCCTTTGATAGTAGGACTTCCAAAGACGGGCCGAGAACAGAATCCTCGTACCCTCTCGATCTGCATATCCGGACAAGTTCAAGAACTTGTTCCGGGTTACTCTTTAGACCATTGAGTAAGTGGACAGGTAAACCTGTCACCTCACCCTCTGGTGTAAATAGTCTCTTAGCAAATTCGGCATAGCCGGACTCACTAACAGTGCATTTCGAAGTAGATATGGAGACGCCTAAGTCAGTAATAGTTTTGATATACATTTCGTATACCTCTCTGTTACTGTCTAAGGTGTCGTCACCTAAGATTAAATAACGGTAATTTCTTCCGTTACCTAATCCGCATTTCTGCGCGCACCACGATTTGATTACGTGGTGTGTAAATGTTGACACAGCCCATGAGCTTAGTAAACCCATGGGGTTGCCGACAGCGTACCGAACCTCTCCAACGTTTTCGTTGTAGAAGGCTCTGTGCGTCGTGACAATTCTCCACATCTTACCTACTTGTTCACCATATGCTGCTGATACAACAGCTTCCTCTAACTTAGCAGGAAATCTGTCTGTAAAAGCGGTCATATCCGAACTGTATAGGTTAGGACCCAAGTCTTTTACAAGACTTGGTATCCTA